ATTTTCTTTTTGAAGAAGAAGACGCTGTTTATTATCCTTATGTTGGCCACGTAATGAGTGCCCAATCAAATCTTTATAATCAATTTGATCAATATGAAGCATTTAAAGGAGATGATAGGTACTACCCGCTTGGCGCCGGGCGTTATTTAATTTGTGTTTCGAGTACTCGTAATGAACCTATCAATTACAACGTGGGGCTTGTTATTGAGTTTCCAACAGAAGATCTTTTTATTCTTCTTGAACAACTTGACGGTAGCAAGCTGGCCCTGGAAGACGGCATTGATAACTCCAACACAACAACAATTGGACCAATTATCAGCGTAAATACGGTTGTAAACGGTGGCTTTAATGCTTTTACGGAGACTTTAGCTCAAATTAATTTTGGCGTAACTGTCACAATTGATGAAGGATATACTTGGCTTATTGGAGAAGCTGTGCCCCCTGGTCAAGAACCACAAGATTTATTTCTTTTGGATTTAAGTCCAAATTATGATTCCCTAGATGATCACGAGCATTCACGTCTTGAATGGGTTGAAGCATGGGATAGAGAGCACCAGCAGTCAGACCGATTCCCTGCTGTGTTTGAACCGTTGATTACAAGGCCATAGTCGCTATACTTTTAAAAAAAGCGCTATGACCACACTAGTTGCTAACGTACCTCCAACGAAGGTTTGGGTCAGAAAAGAATATTTATACGATCTTCAGAAAGGCCATGGTGAATACACTCCTGGTTATTGGGTGACATGTAAATCTCTTACTGGAAGAGCACTATATTTTGAAACTTACCTCACCGAATATGGCGCTCTTTTTGACAAGCTTCCCATCAGTGCATTCTTGTCTTGGGATCCAGATCACCCAGACAAACCACAGGCTCCTACACCTGATCTTCCGTTAACAGATCTTCAGTACTGGAATGGATTTGATCATGGTCTAACTGTGATCGAAAAGAATCTCATTTTCAATATGCGTTTTGAGGTGCTGACACGAGAGCATGGTGTAATGCAGGGCACATACTTATTTACAATTGACAACTATCATCCACATCGTAACGAACCTGACTTTTATTTTTCGGAGTTTCCCGATGAACACAAATCGCACAACATTGTGGCTTTGGACAATGGCCAAATTGGGGCTTATCCTAACAATCGTTGCCGAATGGTTGACCCATCACTGACGTATCACAACCTAAAGACGCCTGACTTTAAGGTATCTACCAGGTACTACGAGGTTGAGTGTGTGCCTAAGTGGGGCAGGCTTGGTGAATCAGACGAGTATTTTTGGAAGACGCCCAATGAAAAAGAAAAAGAAACAAAGGAAAAAACTGGTAACAAAGAAGTTACCAAACAAGTACCTGCTGAAGATGCGTCTGATTCCTTACTTAAGGGACTCTGCGGGGACGACATGGCTTGCCTCATTAGCCACTGGAAAGAGTATGCGCCAGATCAACGATTGGATGGAGAAGCGTGGGAGGAGAACATGCGTAAAGCGCTTAGGCCAAAATTTGACCGGTAAGTTAACTCTTCATTTTTACCGCATCGTAATTGATACGTTACGTCAATGGTGTGAGGAGTTAGCACCAGGGGATATGATTGCTTTCAGGTGTGAAAGTGCTGATCCGGACAAACAGTATCGAGTATGGGGTAAATGGCTGACTCGTAAAGATAGTCAGTACCAATGGAAGGGTAATCCTGAATTAAAGTGTTATACCTTCTATAAACAAAGATACGTAGAATAAAAGAAGAGTTACTGAATACTCATGGACAAACTTAATCATTACGTTGAAATTGCGCTGTCTATCCATGCAGCCGCATCCATTATCTGCGCCCTGACTCCTACCAAGAAAGACGACACTTTCCTTGGTTATGCCTATAAAGTACTTGAGTTTCTTGCCTTGAATATTGGTCGCGCTAAAGATCGCTGATCATTCAATTGGATTAAACCACATCACGACACCCCCTTCGCGTTCAACCCATTCTCTTGTTGCGTACGCTTCCTCTTTCGGAAGTGTTGCGCATTTTTTTTCGTCGCCTACGTGCCAACAGATATTCACCCGGATCCTTGGATCTCTTTTTACTTTCATTTGTTCACAAGAATTGCCCAGCCAGTGTTCGGTCCATCTACTTCCCAACGACGCAACCAATTCTTGCGGCTGTAACGGATTCCATCACCCGCTTTGGTTTTATTGCTGACATACCCACCTTTTACCATGTCCGCTTCTCCGTACGGATCATTATGGACAAAGTGTGTAGGGGTGAATCCACGGATTACAGACCAATGCCCACCACCAGATGGTTTTATAGCAGTGCCGTAGTGCAGCCATCCACAAGCAATTGGCCTGCCATTACGAATTTCATTCTCAATAATTGCAGCATTGCCATTAGTAATGAACTTTGCATTGAGTCCCAGGTGCCTCAGTGCTTTTAACTGAGCCATGGAATCAGTTGTGTCACCAAAGTTTTTACGGATCCTGTTATACTCATCATCTGATTTAATTTTGTTATAGAAAGCTGCAATCATTGCACAGCTAGAAGAGAAACATTCCCTGGAACCAGTACCTGACTGGTTGTCCAGTTGATGAAAGTATGGAACAGTAAGGATCTTTTCACTGATGACATCAGGACCAGCTGGTGGTTTACCTACTTCGCGGTCCATGATTTGAATGAGTTTTGTTGCGTAGTCTGGATCTGTGGCGTAGCGTTCTGCTACAAGAAGATTTGCACACTCGTTGCGACTGGATGCGCGATTGACACCCTTGAAATTGCTGTAGTCCTTGTACCAGCGATCAACTAAGTACTGGATACAGGAAGCAAGATCAGGAAAATCAAGAAAATCTGCGTTGATTTCGATCCATTTGTCATTGATGAATTCTTTGGTGCCAGCCGAACTTCCCTTACCTTTCAGTCCAAAGTAATTGTTCTTGCCTGAGGTGTGTTTACCGTACCCGCTTTCCAATGCCCATTGAGCAGCAACAACTTCTGGGAATTTTGCACCTGCTTTTTTTGCATATTTCAATACACCATCCCAGGTGTTGGCAACAGGTTTATTATCAACCGGTTGTTGAATTACAAGTTCTGGATTTCTGTACAGACGTTCAAACTCTTCTTTTTGTTCTGGAGTAAGAATTGAATTCAACCAACGAAAAGCCCTGACCTGGTGGTCAAGACCATTGAAATGCGTTGCGGCATCTACTAAATTTATAGTCATTTTCTTATTAATGCCTTCATTACCACTATAAAATAACCAATAAAAAATGCGGCCGTATTGACCGCACTCCTTATGTAGCTCTTTGCTAAATCACTTGTCTTTTTCTAAAACCTCAGGTTGAACTGTTTCTTCCGGGGCAAATTCCAAAGATTCAATCAGTTGGCCAATCAGGTTACCAGAGAATTGAATCAGGTTGGCATCACCAGTTGCCCTGGCAGCACTAAAAGAATTGATTGCGGAGATCAAATCAGATTTTTTACAAGCCATGAGATAGCAATAACTTCAAAAATTATAACAAGGATCACCATGGCGTACCAGCAGCAGAAGTGGGATGAATCTTTTGCTGAATTTGATTGTGCAGTGACTCTTCAATAGAAACAACTTGATCAACGCCAAGAGCACCAAGAACCAAGTTGACAACTTCTTGTTTGGTCAGTTGGTCAAAGGGAACGAAAGAAACGGGATCAGGATCACTAAGACCAATGCTTCCGTATGCACCAGTCGTTTCACCGTTTTCTTCCAGAGAAGCCGTCCAGTGAACTGTGTATACAGCACCGTCAGGACATGTTTCACCATCGGGAAGATGGCGTTCCATGTTGGCAATATCTCAAGTAGTGTTAGCCATAACAAAAGTGTTTTTTTATTTTACATTAACGTTTTGTAACGCGTTTAAAATCTTCCATAAACTCCTTCCCCATTAGTTTTTCAATGTCACCAGGCTGAAGATTGTTAATCAGCTTCATACATTCTTTAAACCGTCGCTCGTTTTCTTCTTCTGTGATTTGCCCCTTTGTCATTGTATTAAATCAAGGCTTTACCGGCCACTTTACGTCCCAAGGAAACCCTGGCTGTTGAGGAATATCTCGTAATTGCTGTCGATAGCCGCTCCAAATGGCGGAGACGTTGTCGGGAATGTCCTTTACCTGGGTCCAGTCGCAGTCGGCTAGGTGCTGGTTGCGGTCGGTGCGGACTTCGACGGCCTTGGCGTTGGTGCGCTCGGTGATTTGTTCGGGCGTGGCCGGTGTTTCAATCCACTGCTCTACCCATTTGCCGCTACGTTTGATAGCTGTGCGCTCCAGGTTGATGGCGTAGCTGTCGGCAGGTTGCGGTGCAGGCGTGACGGGGAACACACCGAAGTCGGCTGCTACTTCGTCCGTGATTTCAATGGGCCAACTAGTACCTTTGTTTTCAAGGCGCAGGTCAGGAAGCGTGTATGGGTATTGCACCAGGCTGCCATCTGGTGCGGTCTTGACGTAAAACATTAGGGTGCCTCCATTTCGGTCAGTTGGTCCGCGATGACATCACGGATGATGATGGTTTTAAGCTGTTCGGTCTTGTGGGACTCCAGCATCTCAATGAGGCGATCGCGGAACTCGATCATGGCTGGGTTGTCTGCGTGCTCGACGTTGATTTTGTCGATTGCACGAGTGTAGTTGTCGATGTTGATCTGGTAACCCAGGATCTCATCGTTGCGGGCCTCAAGGGCAGACTGAAGCGTTTCAAGTTTGTTCATAAGTAATTACGCGGGACTAAATGCTACACTACGTCCAGTGCCAGTAGGTAATGTAGCAGGATCTGAATATTTAGTACCAAAGCCAGATGACCATGGGTAGACGCTGATATATGGTGAACTTTCATGTGCAACTGCAATATTTGCGCCATCTGGACTAAATGCTACACTACGTCCAGTGCCAGTAGGTAATGTAGCAGGATCTGAATATTTAGTACCAAAGCCAGATGACCATGGGTAGACGCTGATATATGGAGTGCCAAAATGTGTAACTGCAATATTTGCGCCATCTGGACTGAAGGCTACGGAATATGCAACGTTATTGGGTAATGTAGCAGGATTTGAATATTTAGTGCCGAATCCAGATGACCATGGGTAGACGCTGATATATGGAGTACCGGAATGTGCGATTGCGATATTTGCACCATTTGGACTGAAGGCTACGCCATTCCCACCGCCATTAGGCAATGTAGCAGGATCTGAATATTTAGTACCAAATCCAGATGACCATGGGTAGACGACGATGCGTGGAGAATTAGCACGAGCTATTGCAATATCTGTACCATTTGGACTGAAGGCTACGCCATTCCCAGTGCCAGGATCAGGAATTAGTAACGGAGGATTTGAGTATTTAGTACCAAATCCAGAAGACCATGGATATACGCTGATATATGGTGAACTGTCATGTGCAACTGCGATATCTGCACCACTAGGACTAAAGGTTACGCCATGCGCAGTGCCTGCAGGTAATGTAGCAGGATTTGAGTATTTAGTACCAAAGCCAGATGACCATGGATATACGCTGATATATGGTGAACTGTCATATCCAACCGCAATATCTGCACTACTAGGGCTGAAGGCTACGGAATATGCAGCAGCAAGAGCAGTAGGTAATGTAGCAGGATTTGAGTATTTAGTACCAAAGCCAGATGACCATGGGTAGACGCTGATATATGGAGTAATGGAATGTGCGATTGCGATGTTGCCACTGTAAACGCTGGTGCCTTTACTAGCTGCCAGTGCTTTATTTGCTAACATCACGCATCTCCTACACGAGCGCCGTACACTTGTGTGCTGACCTTCCACAGTATAATGGCGGTATAACCAGTTGTGTTCAGTGTTGGTGCAGAGCCAGAATCAGTTTTCCACACCACACCACTACCGCCCCAGGTGGCATCAGTCCACGTGAGAGTATAAGCGCTGCCGTCGTCCACCATCAGCGTCACGGCTTCACCGGCAGCGAAGTTGGTGGCTTTTGGTGTGCGGCTAGCGCCAAGGGTGATCAACTGCACACTGCCATTACCTGGGTCGATCTCAAAGGCTGCACCATCGGTGATGGTGAAAACGTCCTCGAGAATCGTGCCGGTGATCGACGGATCGGTCAGTGTCTTGTTGGTCAGTGTCTGAGTGCCGGTCAGCGTCACGTCGCCAACAGTGGCCCAGGCCAAGGTGCTCGATCCGTTGGTTGTCAATGCTTGACCGTTGAACCCGTCTGCAGCGGGCAGCGTCCAAGTGACGTTAGATGCCACAGTTGCAGGTGCCTGGAATGCAACCCAGTTGCTGCTATCACTGTCGGCAAACCGCAGATCGCCTTGGGCTTTAATTTCGACGTTGCCATTCGCATCAACAAACAACCGCCCAGTACCATTAGTTGAGATGGCTACTTGGTCAGCACCAGGGCTGTAGATACCAGTGTTGGGATCACTAGCGAAGGAAATACTTGGATTAGTAACTGATCCAGTTGCAAATACACCAGAAGTAATAGTATGAGTTCCACCACTAATACTTGTAAAGTTACCACTTGTAAAGTTTGCAGTAGTACCAGTGACCGTGGTACCAGAAACAGTAACAAAATTTGCAGTGGTTCCCGTAACCGTTGTTCCTGTAACCGTGGTAAATCCAGCGGTTCCACCAGTAACGCTGGTGAATTGACCAACGTTTCCAGTTACGGTCGCGCCTGAGACTTGAGTTGTAAAGACACCTGATACGGCAGTTAAATTACCAAACTGACCAACTGCACCAGTTACGGTTGCACCAGAAACCGTTGTGCCGCCACGAATAACATCACCAGAAACTGTTCCGGTAACAGTTAAGTTGCCCGAAGTAGAAGCAACAATACCAGAAACGGTAATCGTTTGGTCAACTCCACTATTGGTGAAGATAATGTTATCAACTTTTAAAGTACCGTACGGCATGACTCTTGTTACTTTTTCTTTATTTTAACTGAAAGAATTAAGGAAGAATTGTAATCGTTCCTCTGATAATCAAACCTGCGTCACCGGAGATAACACCGGAAGAAATAAGAGCTGGTGTTGCTCCAGATGGTGCAGTAAATACGCCCGATACGCCTGTTACATTTGTAAACTGAGCAGCAGTTCCTGTAATAGTAGTGCCTGTAACAGTAGTAAACCCTGCAGTACCACCTGTTAGCGTAGTGAACTGACCAATGTTTCCTGTAACCGTAGCCCCTGAAACACTTGTTGTTCCAACAATGGTTACGCCTGTGATATTTGTGGCTTGAACTGCAGCACCCGTAATTGTTTGCCCGGATACTGTACCAGTAACACTAACACCAGAGCTATAGTAACCAGAGCCAAGTGTAAAAGTATTTCCAGAAAAAGTAAGGTCTCCTCCAAATGCCTGGTTAACTGCTGTTAAAAACTGAAAAACGCCCGATGTAGCGTTAATAGTGTTACCAGTAATTGTGGCACCGGAAACCCTTGTTGTGAATACACCGCTAACCCCAGTAATTGTTGATGCATTTATTGTGTCACCAGTTATTGTTTGCCCAGATATCTGAGAGGTGAATACACCTGAGACACCCGTAAGCGTCGTGAACTGCCCGATATCACCGGTGACAGTTGCTCCTGACACCTGGGTTGTAAAGACTCCTGATTGGAAATTGGCTGTGGTTCCTGTAATCGTTGTTCCGGTAACTGTTGTGAATCCTGCGGTATTTCCCGTGAGAGTTCCAAATTGTCCTGCATTGCCGGTAACAGTTGCTCCACTTAATTGAACAAAGTTTCCAGATGTGAAATTTACAGTTGTTCCAGTGACAGTAATTCCCGTTAAAGTGGTAAAACCAGCCGTTCCACCAGTAATTGTTGTGAATTGACCTAAGGCGCCCGTAATGGTTGCCCCGGAAAGTTGAGTTGTATAAACACCTGATTGGAAATTACTTGTAATACCAGTTACCGTTGTGCCGGTAACACTAGTCGTAAAGTTAGCCGATACAAAATTAGCGTTTGTTCCAGTGACAGTAACCCCGCTTAATGTGCCACTAACATTGACTCCAGACGCAAAGAAACCAGAGCCAAGAACAGAAAGGTTTCCTGAAACAGTTAAATTATTTTGAACTGTGTGACCACTGGTAATTAGGGTTGCAAACGTACCTGTTGTTGCATTAACCGTATTGCCGGTGATGGTGGCACTAGAAATTTGAGTTGTGAAAACACCAGAAATTCCGGTAATTGTTGAAACTCTTACCGTATTACCAGTAATGGTTGCCCCGGAAATCTGATCGGTAAATACACCAGATACTCCGGTAATATTTGTAAACTGAGCCGTATTTCCAGTTACGGTTGCACCTGAGATACGCTCAGTAAAGACCCCACTGACACCAGTGATGTTTGCAAATCTTCCAGTGTTTCCTGTGATTACAGCACCCGACAGTTGCGAAGTAAAAACTCCAGACGCGCCTGTGACAGTTGCAAAGTTGGCTGCATTTCCTGTAACAGATGCACCAGAAATTTGACCAGTAAAAACACCTGACTGAAAATTAGCTGTTGTCCCCGTAATTGTTGAACCAGTCAGAGTTCCTGTTACAGTTACACCAGAGGAGAAGAAAGAGTTTCCTAATTCTCTGAACGTACCACTAACCGTTAAATCCCCTTGGGTAGTATGGCCGCTCGTCGTAAGGTTCTGAAAAGTTCCGCTTATAGCATTGACAGTAGTACCAGTGATGGTTGTGCCGCTAATAGTACCAGTGACACTCAGGTTGTTTTGAACAAAAATACCACTGAAGTTAGCAGCTCCAGTCGAAGTAATTGCGTTAAACGTTGCTTGGCCTGTGACCGTAAATGTACTGTTAATTAATAAGGGACCTGTCATGGTCCCACCACTAAGCGTTAAGTATTTTGTGTTAAGGTAGTTGCCGAATTCGTTTAAGGTAATTTTTTTATTTTTTAACGTCGGGTCAACTTCAAAGACGCGAACAAGTGTCAACAGATCTTGGTCTGCCAAGATTGCGCCTTGAATTGAAGGCAGTTCTGTGATCCTTCTATTGGCCACCTATATCAAAAACAAAGCCTATGTAATTGATTATAGGTGGCCCTAGTTCGAAAGATCTTATTTCACTTGAATTTCAATACGCGGCAAATTCTGAGAAGCAAATCCCCAGATCCACTGGGCTCCAGTGACAACACCAATTGACAGTGCAAAAATTACAATGAGTTCTGCAACTGTCAAATTACGCCTTACGTAAACAACCTTAGGCTGTTCAAAAGGAGATACTACTGGCCCCTTAATTGGTTCGGAGATCTGATACACCTTCTTTTCTTGTGGTTGCTGCTGTTGTGCCATGTATTGAGCAACGGCAAGCTCCCTGGCTTGTTGCTTCATTTGTTCCAGGACTTCAGGCGTGATCTGCCCTGGAATCGATTGATTCATTTGAGGAGGAATACTGGAAGGAATTTGGTCTTCCATAAAGCATGCAAAAGGTTTACAAAAAGACTAGCATCTAAACAGATTGATTGTTGCAATGAATTACGGATTGCGAAAAGGATTAGA